GACTTCGACAACTTTGTCGGAGGAACCAAACCGCTTACCGATCAACTTCGATACTCTGGACTCATTCCTGATGACGACCCAGAATCAATCACCGCACATTACAAACAACAAAAGTGTAAGCACAAAAGAGACGAGAAAACCATCGTCCAAATCGTCTACAACCCCCAACCATCATCCACCCGCAAACCCGCATAAACACTAGCATCAACGACTGCGAAGCAAGAACAACTCGCTTGTTCCTGCGGAGCTAGTTTAATGACCACTTCTAAAATGAGTCAAGACAATTCTGAAGAAAATTTAGAAAAAAAAATCAATGGAAGACCCAGCACTTTTTCACAAGAAATTGCTGATGAAATATGCAAGCGATTATCGAAAGGTGAAACGCTTCGCACCATAATTGCTTCTTCAGATCACCTCCCAGATCGCACTACAATCTATGATTGGCTACGCAAACATGAGAGCTTTGCCAACCAGTACGCACAGGCACGCGCAGAGCAGGCAGACTATTACGCCGAGCTAATCGTTGACGAATCCTACTCTTCGCATGACGCAGGCATAGGCAGACTCCGAGTTGATGCACTCAAATGGGCAGCGTCTAAAATGGCTCCCAAAAAGTACGGAGAGAAGATCGAGATCGAGACTGCACAACCGCTCACGCTCGCCTTCCAGCTTCCCACACGCAGAATCGAGTTAGAGGAGAACAAACAGCTTGAGAACTGACCTAGAGATCAGGCTAACCATCTGCCTGAACGGATGCCCAATCGGACCTCGCATCCAACGAGGAGAACCGCTCCCAAAGTACCAACACACTTATAACAATACGCCTGAAGGACTCCTAGAGGCTAAAAAGGACATGGAGGAGATACAAGCGTATATCACTAGAAACCAGAAGATTATTAAGCGGAAATAGGCTATAACTTCCAATAATGCAGATTGTAGATAATAGAGTACCATTTATGCAAGACACACCAAACCAACAAGAACCAACATATGCCCAGTTCGTGGAATCACTCTGCAAGCCGGGTATCGATATCCTCGTTCAGATGGAACCAAAGGATGCCCACCTAACTCACATGGCTATGGGCGTTGCCGGGGAAGCAGGCGAACTGCTAGATGCCATCAAGAAAAGCGTGATGTACCGCAAGCCTCTGGATCGCGAGAATGTCCTAGAGGAGTGTGGAGACATCCTTTTCTTCATCCAAGGCATCCTGAACCACTATAACTCCACAGAGGACGATTCTGTGACCATCCAAGATGTGATCCGCATGAACCGGGTCAAACTATCCCGCCGATACCACAAGGGAACCTACAGCAACGAACAGGCGCAGGAACGAGCGGACAAGGCATGATCCAGACCAAGGAGGACAAGGAAGTGATGTTTGCACGAAACATCCTCTGCGAGATCATCCATCAGGCAATGGCGGATGCCGCTATCGATGAAACAAAGATCGTTTGCGAGCGAAACAGGGAGATTGCAGCAAGCTGGAGAGAAGATGCGGTACGCTTCATCAAGACCAAATCATTTGAAGGCATCTGCACAACACTAGGTTTAGAAGTCGATCCATTTAGAAAGAAAGCATATTTATGACACTACACGAAAAACTAGAAGAATACAAAAGCGAGTCAGGCCCAATCCTAGCGGATGGGTTTGAGGATGCTTTCATTGGGATGGGATGGCAGGGGGGCAATGAACCTTGTGCGGTCTACGATAGGGAAAAGTGCATTGAGATACTTGTCGAGCAAGGGATGGAGCATGATGATGCTGTTGAGTATTTCGAGTTTAATGTTGCAGGAGCATATGTTGGAAAACAAACGCCGATATTTTTAGAAAGAATATGAGATTCCACATACTGGGGCTACCCCACACAGTAACGAGCAAAGAGTACAACGCCTGTGCGTACACGCAGAAGGTTGTCAAATTCGGAAAAATGATGACTAGGCGCGGACATGAGGTCTTGCACTATGGTCACAGAGATTCGGTACTGGAATGTACTGAACACATTCCTGTACTGGAGAACGAAGACTGGCAGGTAGCGTACGGAGACCATGACTGGCGCAAGACCTTCTTCAAGTTCGATGTGAACGATCACGCATATCGTACCTTTTACGCTAATGCCATTCGTGAGGTAGGTAAGCGCAAGCAGAAGCATGACTTCATCCTGCCGTTCTGGGGCAGCGGTGTACGACCAGTCTGCGATGCCCATCAAGACTTGATCTGCGTTGAACCCGGCATTGGCTATGCTGGTGGTCATTGGGCGCGATGGAAGGTCTGGGAAAGCTATGCGATCTATCACGCATATTGCGGTCTTCAGTCAGTTGGATCGTGTCGGCAGGACTGGTACGATGTGGTGATCCCGAATTACTTTGATCGCGAAGACTTCGACTACCGAGGTAATGACGAGAAGGAAGGCTACTTCCTGTACCTTGGGCGAGTCTATAGCGGCAAAGGATGCGATGTGGCTTTCCAAGCAGCAGAGAGGGCAGGAGTGCATCTCAAGGTGGCAGGGCAGATAGAACCCGGCTATCGAATCCCTGACCATGTGGAGTACATTGGCTATGCTGATACGGAGAAGCGTCGAGAGCTGATGAGCAAGGCCAAAGGGTCATTGATCCCGTCCCAGTATGTTGAGCCATTCGGTGGGGTCCAGATCGAGAACCTGTTTAGTGGCACACCAACGATAACGACAGACTGGGGTAGTTTCGCGGAGAATAACCTGCATGGCATCACAGGCTATCGGTGCAGGACGATGGGTGACTTTGTCGATGCGATCAATGCCGTGAAGCAAGGCGCGATCTCTAGTGAATCATGCAGACTCTGGGCAGAGAACTTCTCATTGGAGAAGGTTGCTCCGATGTACGAGAAGTATTTCAACGATGTGCTGGATGTGTACCAAGGCAAAGGATGGTACGCTGATGGCAATGGGCTGGAAGCAATGACAAGGATGCTACCATGAAAGCAACACTAGAATTTAACCTGCCAGAAGAGCAATGGGAACACGAGTATGCAGTACATGGGGTCGATGCCCTATTGTTAATAAGCGATCTGGAAGGAGAACTGCGAGCGATGGTCAATGATGATTGCGGCGAGTTTACGAAGTGGCGGAACGAGGACGAGAAGGAATGCACGGGAGACTACGAGACGCTTCAGAGGGTCTGGGATTTTATTATTCGCGAGAAAGAGAAAAGGAGATTACCTGAATTAATATGACATGGATCGAATATGGAATGCAGTTGGCATTTGCTGCTGCGACGAAGTCAAAAGACCCTTGGAGAAAGGTTGGAGCGGTTGCGTTCCGCAAAGACAACTCTGTTGCTGGAGTTGGGTACAATGGTTATCCCACGGGAATGTTTGAGGATTGGGATGATCGGGAGGGAAGGCGGCAGTTTGTGATCCATGCCGAGGCGAATGCGTTGCGGTATTGTAGGCCCGGAGAGGTTTATTTGCTGTGCTGTACTACTCTTCCATGCAACGAGTGCTTGCGGAGTGCAGCGGCATATGGAATCAACACGATTGCTTATTCGGAAAAGTACGAGAACGATCCGAGTACAATTGAATTGGCTTTTGAATTTGCGATTGAACTTGTATGCGCGAAATCGATGTAAATGAAATCAACAACATTCGTAATTTGCTATGCGCGATGATTGAGATTGCCGTGGTCGATGTGAGGAGCAAGGCGAAGTTTAAAAGCGAATACAAGCAGAAGGAGATCAACGATAATCGCAAGTTTGCAAGCAGGTGGATGAATGGAGAAGTGGAAAGCAAAATTAAATTTCAAGAAATCTGCGATGCATTGGCTATTGAAACGGAACCGATATTTGAGTTATTAAAGAAGGAGAATGAAACCCTACCCTAACTGGTGCTGTAGCGAGTGCGGATTGAAACATGGCAAGCTAGTGAACAAAGTATCGACATGGCATTATGGAAAGTGCGATGTCTGCGAGAAGAACAACAATGTGACCGAGGTTAGAGACTTTGGGCATTTCCCGAATTGGTTTAAAAAGAAATGAGTGAGCAACCAAGTTTGAATGGAGATGGAACGATTACGATTAAGACATCGAGTTGGAATCGAGTTGTTCGTGAGCGCGACGAGGCGCGGGAGGAATCCGAGCAACAATCAAGATTGCTAGGAATTAGTGCAGAACGAGAATACGCATTGCGAGGCAAGATATTTGAGTTAGAAAGAAAAATATTACAACTGGAGGCAAAATAATGGAACTTCAGGAATCATTATTTGATGACTCGATTTATATTGTCGATAATAGGCCAAATTTGAATTCTAATAATAGTGTTGGCACAATATCCGAAATAGAATTTATGTCGATGGCGGCACGAAATGGATTTGTGGTATTTGTTCCAATCGGTCACAATCAGAAAGCAGATTTAGTTATTTGGAAAAAACCAAATAGACCAATTAGTGTTCAGGTAAAAAAAGCAGTTTTGAGAGAATCAGGAACATGGCAAGTATCAACATCAAGTAAAAAACCATCATGTTTTACTAATAAAAATAATAGTGATTCATTGCATACAAATTACATTGAAGGTGACTTTGATGTTCTAGCAGCATACATACTTGAAAGAAATTGTTGGGCATTATGGAGGCTTAAAGATATAGTTGGAAGTTCAGGTATAACTTGGGATGGTTCCCCAATAAATAATTTTGAATTATTAAATCACATATAAAAATAACATGGCATACACAAAAATCGGATTGAGAGAACGAATCAAGAACCGCATCATGGCAGGCTCTAAAGGTGGAGATGCTGGTTAATGGATACTTTTTGGAAAAAAGCCAAGATATGGACTGCGATAGTTATAATCGCAATTATTTATTTACTAACTGCTTGCATTGTATTTATAGAACAAGTTGACAAAAGGGTAAACATGAAAATATGTCCTCTATGCAACATGGAAGTTTACAAATGAATAAACTAGAAGAATATATCGCAGAAAGCTGGAGCGATGAAGTTAAGACAATGAATGACTTGCAAGACTTTGGCGTAATTAGTGACAATGAGAAACGATGAACATCCTTACGAAAGCATCTAATTTCGCGAAGAGTGCCTTTGCATTTGTGAAAGCCGGGTTGCCATGTGTTGAAGAGAAAGAGATTGCTAGGAGATTACGCATCTGCGCCGATTGCCCGAACTTCGATGTGGAGAAGTACAATGGTGCTGGTGAATGCAAGATTTGCGGGTGCAACATGGAAATCAAAACGATCATGGCTACGGAGAGTTGCCCCGAAGGAAAATGGTAGATGCCGTCCAGCAAGTATTGAAGATTGCCGAGGCCGTCAGGGCAGAAGCGGATCGTGATGACCGCATGGGCTTGCTTTATGCGGCAAAGTATATCTTGGCTAATGTCGCGACTGGAGGCGTGAAGTCTAGCGTGGTTCTGGACGAGAAAGTTTCCAAAAGCGTGGTAATGCAGTTTGTCCAGTCATTGCTGGAGGCGGACCACTTTGAAGCTGCGGCGACGATTCTGTGGGGTCCGAGCGTGTATGACTGGCGACCTCGTTCCGCGCAGGATACTTGGAGATGCTTGTTTAGTTACGACAAGTTGCTGGTGCAGGGAGCAGGCGCGATGGGCAAAACATTTAATGCCGCAGCATGGTTCTTGCTAGATTGGATGCGCGATCCAGAATATACTTGTATCAAGGTTGTTTCATTGACCGAGCAACACGCACAGCGAAATGTTTTCGCGGCGATTAAAACTTTTTATCGTACTGCTCTGGTCAAGCCAGAGTACAAAGGCGAAAGCGATTTGGTTAAGTCAATTCAGGTAAACGATGACGATAAAAACGGAATCCATCTCGTTGCCATTCCAAAAGGTGACGCAGGAACTGGAACGCTTCGCGGATTCCACCCTTCTCCACGCCAGAAACCGCATCCGAAGTGGGGAGCGATGAGCCGAACCCATGTTGTTCTGGACGAAGCTGAAGAAATCCCTGCTGGTGTCTGGGAAGGTTTGCAGAACATCCTGTCCGCTGCCGATACGACAAGTAGCAGGGGACGCATCAAGATTTTCGGCGCATCAAACCCGAAGGATCGGAATAGTGAATTCGGCAAGCGATGCGAGCCTGTCGGTGGATGGTTGCGAGTAGACTGCGAAGAAGACTTTGAATGGACTAGCCGAGAAGATTGGCACATCCTTCGATTGGATGCTGCCCGATGTGAAAATGTAACGAATCGCAAGATCGTG